GGCCATTATTGTGCACCTTTAGGATTGCACACCAACGTGAACATAAATGTTCGAAATAAACAGTAAGCACCACAAAGCCACGTGGTTCAAAGCCACGAGACTAAATAGTCTGAATTATTTTCGTTGAATTGAACCACTTTAGAAATTACCAAGGCGTGGAATGCCTACAAAGAACAATGCTTGGAAGTCGTCACCATAAGCACGAGTCATACCACCGGGGAACCAGGGACGAGAAATCGTCAACTGGGGCATTGGGCAGTTGTACTCGGGCACATCGGTCGCATCACGTTGATAACGAACCGGGGTCACACGGGTGGGACACTGGTATGGCACTTGCACACTCAAAGAACCGACAGAAGCGGAAGTATGGGTGTAAGCAGAGGTACCACGAGAATTGGAAGCAGGCTCTGGGGCGACAGGAGCGCCAACATAGATGGGATCAAACGTATTATACGTAGTGAACGCAACTAAGTCATTAACCCTCTCACCACCTTGAGCTTCCACATCAACCACGCGACCTGTGCGCTTAGTCGAAATGACGACTGAACCACGCATGAAAGCAAAAGCAGAAAGAACGTAGCTATGCAAGGTTGTCCTAAACGGATTGCTGGATGCAACCGTATAGTTAGCTTGCAAACCCCATGGGTAAAAACAAACCAGAGGCTGCTGAACTTCTTGAAGCAAACCAAAATGGGAGTGCCTCTTCAAAAGAGAAGACAAAGAAAGAACAATCTCGGACATAGCGTTCTGTGCGGCGACGACACCGAGCTGGTTGACCGGGGCGCCACCGACTGAACCTTCAATACGACACTCTGCAGTATCGTCGACATCTGGACCAGTGGGTCCTTGAGTGAAAACCGGAATGTAGCGAGGTTCACAAGGAGCTCCAACCTCCAAATCATTAGCTCCAGCCACATACACGTTGAAAACAACGGACGTGGCAACAGTTTCGGGAGCTTGAAGTGGGTTGACACAGTGAACAAAAATGCGCCCAAAACCTGTATCAGCTCGGAGGTAATCCAAAGGAACCATCCAGGGGGTCTCGACACAGACGAAATTACCAGTTGCTAGATCATAGATTTCGCGATAGGCATACGCCGTGTCATCAATGGAAATGTTCGCAGGGCAAGGACCTGGTACATACGTGATCGCAATTTGACCACGATGGAAACCAGTCTTGGCAACTTTGAACATCCACTTGAGACCACCTCGATAGAACCGGAACATCTCAGATAAGTATGACACCGGAGTCTTGTAGACTTCATCCGGCGCAAGTACAAGCTGGAAGTCAATAGGCTTGAGCTCACGCTGCCACAATTGAGCACCAGGCACGGTTGCAGTTCCTAGCTGAAAAGCTTCTAGAAACGAATACTGGGACTTGATGTACGCAATACTCATCTCATCTTGTTCATCAGGA